CCTCTTTTAATTGATGGCATTTTACCACTTCACCTTATCTGCCCAATATGCGGCACTCATTTTTCCTTTAGCGATGTTGCGACTATGGCGAGCTTTAAAACTCTTGCGCTTCATCTTCATACGACGGGTTTCACCCGCTTTTGGCTTGCCAGCGGTGGAGGCACCTTGCTCGCCAAATCTAATTGTTTTTACCTGGCTACCTTGTTTGGCAACCACGATGTGTGATTTCTTAGGATGGTTGGGAGTACGCTTTGGCTTGTTGTAGCCAGAGACTCCTGCACGCGCTAAGCGTGAATCTCTAGTCTTTCTTTTTGCCATACTCGCCATACTTTCCAAGAACTGCTCTTACTGTGCCGTTCTTATTGAGCCGTACAACCATCCCGTCCTTTATCTGGACTGCATTGAATCCAAAATGACGTTTGTACTTCCCTGAGGACATTATTTTATTCGTCCCTTTTTGTCATAACGACGGCCCTGTACAATCGCTCCAACAAGTTGACCAAGGTTTTTATCTTGTTTAGCACGTAACGCGTTAGCCTTAGCGTTGAGTCTTGGACGATCTGCTGGTGGATAAGTTTTCGCCTTATACTTAACATTTTCTAGTTTAGCCTGACCTCTAGCAGCCTGACCGATTTCTTTCCTAACATTCTTTAGGTATTTACCAACTGTGCTAGCAGCACTTTGAATTGGATTATAATTTTTGGTTTCGTAAAATGACTTACGTTCTTTAGCCATTAGTATGCCTTACCCTTCATCATTTTTTTGTTGGTTTTCTTTGCATACTTTTTAGCAGCAGCCTTACCTTTTGCAGTGTAAGGGAACTTCTTCTTTCCGACTTTTGGCATTAGATTAACCCTCCTGTTGAGTCGTCCGCTTTAAATGCTTTCCCTGCTCTATTACTTACCTCAACCGCAACCTTTATGTCTCTCATTCGAGTTGATGCTGGTTGAATTCCTTGTGCTCTGGCATCCCTGTATGCCTGTAGCTCCGCATCCCACTTCTTAGTGGACATAGGAACTCGCGTTGACGCTTCCCCTGCGTTCAGGTTTATACCTAGGATTTTGCATCCAAAGCAATCCTCAACATCTTCCGGGTGTGTCTGTCGATGTAACATTGTTCCCCTACTCAGTTTCTACTGTATACCCCGCTGCTTCTAGCGCTGCCTTTTCTGTAGCTGATACCTCATAACGGTGCCCACCCAAGTAATAAAGGTCAGCATTAGCCAAATCTTCAGCATACGGATAACGTTCTTGACGATAAACACCGCTCTCCTTTATGACAGTAATGCCACGTGGTAACTTGTACCTGTAGTGCAAAACATTGTCACCAGCAGGACCTTCTTCAACAGTTGGTGGTGTGAAGTAAAATGGCATTAAGTTCTCCTTTAGTGAACTCACCATCAGGCAGGGTTTCCCCTGCCCGACAGTCAATCAACTAACTAGGCGTTAGGACGGACAGACGATGCTGTCTCTACGCGCCATAGTGATTCGCCACGGTAGCGGTTCCAGCCAAGTACGCCGTACCATCCGATTGGACGGAGACGCATCAACTTGTCTGTAACAGGACCGATGACTGTGTGTGGCTCTTCTGCCACAGCTTCTGCAAGTGCTTGCTGACCCATGATAAAGGTCGAGTAAACACGGACCTGGGTTCCACCGGAACCAGAACCTGCCTGTGAGTTAGGTAGGCGTGGAGACTCAACGAAAGCAACGCCTTCGTAGGTTCCGAGCTCACCTGCGTAGATACCAGCGGTATCAACGTACTCGTGTGGCTGACGCCATCCAGCAGTTCCTGTTTCTGCACGAAGATCGTGTGAAACTTCTGGGTGGATAAAGGACGCATATAGCGATCCACGGCGTGGCACAACGTTTGCTGCGCGTAGCTTGGCTACTGCGTAGCGGATATCACGTGACTTGATTGTATCAGACGCGGTGATAGTTGTGATTGCTGCAGAGGTGGAAAGTGCTCCAGCGGATTCGCGGATTACTTGTGAACCACCATTTAGAACGTCACGTACAACAGTATCGAGCGAGTCGTTCATGTTGAATGCGACAATGTTCGCAAGAGCTGGCTCTACATCAGCGAGTGAGAAGAGATCCAACTTGCGGGTTGAAATGATTGAGTTACCGTACTCATTGAGAGTAACTGTGACCGTGCTGGTTGCAGGTACTGCAACTGCATCTGGATCGACAGTTTCTGTCAATGGTGAGGTAGCTACTGCGAGGTCATTGTAAAGTTGGAACAATACAGATGAACCTGCGTGTGATTGCATCGCTGGCTTCTTGTCGGCTACAGCGCGGAACGATGGTACAGAACGAAGAGCGAACTCAACGAGCTTATCGTACGCCTGTGTGACAAGGTTAGCACCAACGACAGAACCTGCTTGCCCTGCGGGCAGCGCAGCTGCTGTAAATAGATTGGCCATTTAGCCTAACCTTTCAGATAGATGTGGCTACGATTGTGAACCGTAGATAAGTTTGAGGATTTCATCCTCGGATCCAGCATTTGCAATTCGCATAGCTATATCTTCGGACTTATCGGGGGATAAAGCTCCGTGAGTAACAGAGTCCATTTGTCGCAAAGCTGCGACATCCTGCTGATCTACCTCAGCCTTTTCCGAAAGTTCAATACCGAATACATCGGCATTACTCTCGAGCCAGGTTGCGATGGCTTCTTCAGAAGCCTCAAGTTCAGAAGGAACGAATGCTGCTACCTTCGGATTTACACCACGGGATGCAAATACATCCTTTAAAATCCGCTCTCTTTGGGACTTACTCAATTCGCCTAGTGAGGCTTCGAGTTCTTTATTACGCTTCTGCTCAGACTTAAGTGCCTTACGAAGCTTCTTTACAAGATCCGTGTCAGAGGCATACGATTCTAGATCGTCGTCCTCTTCTTCGTCATCCCAGTAGTTATCGCGGTTGTTGCTCATTGCAACGTCTCCCATCATTAGTAGTTGTCATACGCCTCAATGTCAGTTGGGGAGCTAACATTGGCTCGTACTATCGGTCTGTACACCGCACGGGGCCGATCGATCCGTGTCGGGATTCTGTTATAGTATTCCGAGCGTTGTGCCGCGGAGTGTTGTGCCAGTCAAGCCAGACTGACCTCTAAAGGCTGATATCTCCTGCTCAGCGAGCTTCTTACGGCGTCTGGAGGCCATACCAAGGAACTGTTCAGCCTCTAGCTCAGTTTGAATCTGAGAGGCCTTTGCAGCGCCTTCTGTGAGGTTTCTCTCGTAGATGCCTGAAAGCTTCTCTGTAGGACGTAGTTGCTCTGCGATATTCTCATATCCAGTTCCAGCAGCCTGAGTTATCTGAGCCTCTGAGTAACCTAGAGCCGACAGACGTGCTGCCTGCTGCTTAGCAAAATCAGAATCCATCTCTATGCCAGTTTCCTGACCGGCACGGCGGATAGCCTCTGTGGAGAACACCGCAGTCTTACGACGGCTCTCAAGTTCTAGAGTCCCAATTTCTGGGTCTAGGAAGAAGTCAGTCAAGTCTGATGACGCGTTGATAAAACCTAGTTGCATCAGAGACTTAACATAGAAAGGATCTGCTGTAATAGCACGTAGGCGAGCAGCATTAGCGCGCTCATCTAGTTCTGCTACTGATACTTCATTCTGTAGATACTTTTGAATCGAACCATCTACACCCTCAGTAGTAAATTTAGGGCTAAGATTATAGCGAGAAGCAACCTGCTTGTACCCAAGAACTGTAGGAACCAAATCTTTTGGTAGTAGTTTCTTTGTTAACTTTTCGTTATAGATACCAAAGTCACGGTAGTATGGAGATTCGTACTCGGTATTATCTTTAGCCTTGTAAGTCTTGAGATAAAGATACTGATCTACCACATCGTTAATCTCATTAGGAGATGATGCGAACTTACCATCCTTGATGATAGCCCTAAAGTAGTTAACGCTATCTTCGACAGTTTTGTTTGGTAAGCCAGCAGCAAGAAGTTTAGCTTTTAGGATTAACCAAAGATTCTCAAATCGATCTGGTTTCGGTTCTTCTTCTGGATCTGGATCTGGATCTGGTTCTGTTACTGGTGGAAAATCTACTCCACCATCATCAAAGTTAGGACCGCTGTCGTAGTAGGTGGTAGGAGGAGGAGTTGTATCGCCACCAGGAGGTGGAGTTACATCGCTACCAGGAGGTGGCGTTACTTCTCCACCAGGAGGAGGAGTTAAATCTGGAATCTCAATTTTTGGTGGTATAGGAGTTGGCTCTGGAGTAACTTCGCTTGGCGGGGGTGTAACTATATCTCCACCGCTAGCTGCTGCAGCAGTAGCCGCGCCTGCCTTAACCGTACTGAGACCTCGTAAAGTTTTAATACGAAGAGCCTCATCTGCTTC